TTCAAGGGGGCTGTGGCTCGTACCGAAGAAATATAGTACACAAAATCTGAGCCATATATTTGTGCAGTATATTTTTTCGTTATGACTTGCTATCATTGAATTTGTATGGTAACATGGTTACAATGGGAATGGAATCTCGATTACAAAACTGCCACATGAGGGCATTAAAATAAATGATACAGACTTGCTTTTTGGCAGGTCTTTTTTGTTTGGAGGTGAGAACAATAGCAAGATTTAAACCGACCCATTTTATGGCGGAGGATTCCAAGTATAACAAAAAAGCGGCAGACTATGCCGTCTCTTTTATTGAATGCCTCAGCCACACCAAAGGCACCTGGGCAGGAAAGAAATTTGAACTGCTGGACTGGCAGGAACAGATTATCCGTGACCTGTTTGGAATCTTAAAACCGAACGGCTATCGGCAATTCAATACGGCTTACATTGAGATTCCGAAGAAAAATGGCAAATCAGAACTTGCCGCTGCGGTTGCCCTGCTGCTCACCTGTGGTGATGGCGAAGAACGTGCCGAAGTCTACGGCTGTGCTGCCGACCGCCAACAGGCTGCCATTGTATTTGATGTGGCGGCGGATATGGTGCGAATGTGTCCTGCCCTTTCCAAGCGAGTGAAAATCCTGACCTCACAAAAGCGTATTGTGTACATTCCGACCAACAGCTTCTATCAGGTGCTTTCTGCTGAAGCCTATTCCAAGCATGGTTTCAACATCCACGGAGTGGTGTTCGATGAACTGCATACCCAACCCAACAGAAAGCTGTTTGATGTTATGACCAAAGGTTCCGGCGATGCCAGAATGCAGCCTTTGTATTTTCTCATCACCACAGCCGGAACGGACACAAATTCAATCTGCTATGAAGTTCACCAAAAGGCGAAAGACATTCTGGAGGGCAGAAAGCATGATCCGACTTTCTATCCGGTTATCTATGGTGCAGATGAATCGGAGGACTGGACGGATCCGAAGGTTTGGAAAAAAGCAAATCCGTCACTCGATAAGACCATCGGAATGGATAAGGTGGTGGCTGCGTGTAATTCTGCAAAAGAAACGCCGGGCGAGGAAAATGCGTTTCGGCAACTGCGTCTGAATCAATGGGTAAAACAGGCTGTCCGCTGGATGCCTATGGAGAAATGGGATAAATGCAAAGTAGCGTTTGATGAAGATGACCTTGCAGGTCATGTCTGCTACGGCGGTCTTGACCTTTCCTCTACAACAGATATTACAGCATTTGTTTTGGTGTTTCCGCCTACAGAAGACGATGAACATTATTATGTTCTTCCTTACTTCTGGCTGCCGGAAGAAACACTGCCACTCAGAGTAAGACGTGACCATGTTCCATATGATATATGGGAACGGCAAGGCTACTTGAAAACGACTGAGGGAAATGTGGTTCACTATGGTTTTATTGAGAATTTCATCGATGAACTGGGGCAGAAATTTCACATCAAAGAAATTGCATTTGACCGCTGGGGTGCAGTGCAGATGTCACAGAATTTGGAAGGACTTGGATTCACGATGGTGCAATTTGGACAGGGTTATAAAGATATGTCACCGCCGACCAAGGAATTGATGAAGTTGACTTTGGAACAGACACTTGCCCACAATGGGCATCCTGTTTTAAGGTGGATGATGGACAACATCTTCATTCGCCGTGACCCTGCCGGAAATATCAAGCCGGACAAAGAAAAATCCACAGAGAAGATTGACGGTGCAGTTGCCATGATTATGGCTCTTGACCGTGCAATTCGCTGTGGATGTGTGTCTGATGAGTCTGTTTATGATTCGAGGGAAATGCTGATTTTGTAGATCTTAAACTGCCTGTGCAGTTAAAGTGAGTCCGAGAGGCTTCATGATTTTCACCAGAGTCTCAAGATTCGGAACAGTTTTGCAGGATTCAATTCTTGCAATCGAGGATTGCGGGATATGGCACATTTCAGCAAGCTGTCTCTGGGAATATCCCAAAGCATTCCGCTGTTCAATGACCGCAGAGATAATGGCTGCAATTGCTTCCATTTCTTCTATGTCTGCTTTTCCCTGAGGGCTGGTTGCTTTTACGTGTTCTTTGTAATCATTCCATGTTCTCATAAATCATGACCCCTTTCTGGATAGATAATCGTCACGTTCTGATTTTGCTTTTTCAATTTCACGCTGCGGTGTCTTTTGTGTTTTCTTTCTGAAATGATGCAGCAACACAAAAGTATCATTGCAGTAGTAGAAATAAAAAACTCTGTTGTTTCCAGGTCTTAACTCCCAGATATCTTCTTCAATATGTTTTGTAATGTTGTTTGGCAGCCGAGTCCCATTGTTTTGAAGCAGCTGAATGTGAAGCATCAACTGGTTATATTGGATTCTTGCGTCCTTGCTTTTTTCCGATTTTTCTCGCAATTCTTCAAGAAAATCCCAGACGTCAGATTCACCGTTTTCTTTTTCATAAAATTCAATCTCGTACATTGTATAATCTCCATCGATTTTACTTCTATTCTTATGATAGCATAAATGCTATCAAATGTCAATAGAAAAATGAAAAATAACAGGAGGATTTTTTATATGAGTATTTTCAGCAGGTTATTCAAATCCAGAGATAAGCCTCAAAACAGTTATGACAGCCCGTCATACACATACTTTTTCGGACGAGCGAACAGCGGCAAACGTGTCACAGACAGAACAGCCCTGCAGCATATTGTGGTTTATGCCTGTGTGCGTGTGCTGTCAGAAGCGATTGCACAGCTGCCACTGCATTTGTACAAATATAACGATAAAGGAAAAGAGCGAGTGCCATGGCATCCGCTTTATTTTTTGCTCCACGATCAGCCAAATCCTGAAATGACTTCTTTTGTTTTCCGAGAAACCTTAATGTCACACTTGCTTATCTACGGCAATGCCTATGCACAGATTATCCGAAACGGCAGAGGTGATGTTTTAGGACTGTATCCTCTGATGCCTGACAAAATGAAGGTTGACCGTGATGAAAAAAACCGCCTGATATACATTTACAGCCGTTACGATGAGGCAAATCCGAATCTGAAAGAACAGGGTGACATCGTTCTTTACGCCGATGAAGTTTTGCATATTCCCGGACTTGGATTTGATGGTCTGGTTGGATATTCGCCGATTGCACTTGCGAAAAATGCAATCGGCATTTCTATTGCCTGCGAAGAATACGGTGCGTCGTTTTTTGGAAACGGTGCAAGTCCGTCAGGTGTTTTGGAACACCCCGGAGTGATCAAAAATCCGGAACGTGTGCGTGATGCGTGGCAGAGAGCCTATGGCGGAAGAAATGCTCACAAGGTCGCAGTTTTAGAGGAGGGCATGAAATTTACTCCCATTGCAATTCCAAACAATGAAGCACAATTTCTGGAAACCAGAAAATTTCAGATTGAAGAAATCGCAAGAATGTATCGTGTACCGCTTCATATGATCGGTGACCTTGACCATGCAACATTCAGTAACGTAGAACATCTGTCATTGGATTTCGTGAAATACAGCCTTGATCCTTGGATTGTAAGGTGGGAGCAGTCTTTGCAGAAAGCACTTCTTTCTGATTCTGAAAAGGGGCAGTATTTTGTGAAGTTCAATGTAGACGGACTTCTGCGTGGCGATTATGCTTCCCGTATGCAGGGTTATGCTACCGCAAGACAGAATGGCTGGATGTCTGCCAACGATATCCGTGAAAAGGAAGATATGAATATGCTTTCTGAGGAGGAAGGCGGTAACTTGTATCTTGTAAATGGCAGCTTTACAAAACTCGCTGATGCAGGTGCATTTGCAAATCAAAATTCAGAAAAGGAGGAGAAAACCAAATGAAGAAATTCTGGAACTTTATCCAAAACGAAGATACATCGGAAACAGAGCTTTTGTTTAACGGTCCTATCTCTGAAGATACTTGGTGGGGCGATGAAGTAACACCTGCTTTGTTTCGTGATGAACTCGCAAAGGTCAGCGGAAACTTGACAGTCTGGCTGAACTCGCCTGGGGGCGATGTGTTTGCAGCGAGTCAGATTTATTCCATGCTGAAAAGTCACAAAGGCAAGGTTACCGTGAAAATTGACGGCATTGCTGCCTCTGCCGCATCGGTTGTGGCAATGGCAGGCGATGAAACTTTGATTGCACCGACTGCCCTAATGATGATTCACGACCCTTCCACATCAGCAATGGGCAATAAAGCAGATATGGAAAAAGCAATTGAACTTCTGGAAGAAGTCAAAGAGAGCATTATTAACGCCTACGAAACCAAGTCCCATCTCAGCCGAAACAAGATTGCAAAGCTGATGTCCGATGAAACATGGCTCAATGCAAAAAAGGCTCATGAAATGGGTTTTGTGGACGGGATTCTCTTTGCAGAGAAGAAAATGCCTGTTGTTCCCAAAGAGGAAGAACCGGATGAAGAAGAAAAAGAAGATACACTGACCGCAATGACCTATTCCAAATCGAAGAATCTATCTGCATTCTTATCCAAAGTATCTGCATCAGCAGAATTCGTTACTGGCACACCGATTGACCAGCTTGAAAAAAGACTGGCACTTTTGAAATATTGATTGGAGGAATTGATTATGGCTATGACGATTAAAGAACTCAGAGAAAAGAGAAAGAAGGCTTGGGACACTGCCCGTGATTTTCTCGACAGTAAGAGAAATGCAAACGGCGTTCTCAGCGAAGAAGATTCCAAGACCTATGATGCAATGGAACAGATCATTGTTGATCTCGGAAAAGAAATTCAGCGTCTGGAACGACAGGCTGAAATCGAAGCTGAAATGAACAAGGCAACTTCCACTCCTGTTCTCGGTAAGCCTGCAACTCCGAATGTAACGGAAAAGACAGGTACAGCAAGCGACACTTACAAGAAGGCCTTCTGGAACAGCGTCAGAAACCGCAACTGGATCGATGTCCATGATGATTTGCACATTGGTACAGATGCAGAGGGCGGCTATCTTGTTCCAGATGAGTTTGTGCGCCTGTAAAAGGCGATGTTTACAGTAGATTAGGCTCTACACCGCACAGCAGAGCGGTTGTCAATCTGCCTAACCGATGACAGGAAACTGGACACGGGAACACAGCACGGCAGAAACGCAGGAAACGTCAAAAGGATATGAGGCGAGTAGTACCTGCAATGACAAGATAACATAAGGATAAGGCTGGATTGCCAAAGCAAAGGTTAGCTCCTTTTTCGTGGGAGGGTGTGGAAATTATCCTGAAACCACTCTCATGACCCCACCATAATATTGAATTCGTTATGGTGTCTGCTATAGGTCATGAAGCAAGCGTGAGAACACGTGAGATAAACCGAAATGATATCCGACAGTTATCACTTGCCTATAAGCATCGTTAAACAGGGATTGCCTAAGTGGAAATGCCGAAAGGCTATGTCTATTCGAGACTGAATATTCCATATGGCAACGGAGCTTCCGTAGTAGTCCGAGGTGGATAACGCCCACTACATGGCGAAGGGAAGCAGTTTGTTAATTCCAAAGTAAGAAGATGAAAGGGAGGAGAATCCTCATGAATCCAACATCGGAGATTTTGGAGCGTGTCAATAAAAGTTCCTCGGAACATCACGACGGAGTCTTTACAAGACTCTTTCGCTACCTTCTGAGAGAGGACATTTATTTTGCAGCTTACCAGAAATTATATGCAAACAGTGGAGCAATGACTCCCGGAAGTGACAACGACACTGCTGACGGTTTTAGTGCTGAATATGTGCATGAACTGATTGAAGAATTGAGGTCAGGAAAGTACAAACCGAAGCCTGTGCGCAGAGAATATATCAAGAAACAGAACGGAAAAATGCGCCCACTGGGTATTCCGTCATTTCGAGATAAACTTCTGCAAGAGGCGGTTAGAATGTTTCTGGAAGCAATCTATGAACCGTTATTTTATGACCAGTCACATGGTTTCAGACCGGAGAGAAGTTGTCATACAGCTCTCGACCAGATAAAGACAAATTTTCGTTCTGTAAAATGGTTCATAGAAGGCGACATCAAGGGTTGCTTTGACAATATAGACCACGCAGTGCTTATTAAAACGTTAGAAGTCAAAATCAAGGACAGCAGATTTATCAATATTATCAGAGCTTTCCTGAAAGCAGGTTATGTGGAAGATTTTCAATATCATACCACAATCTCCGGTACACCACAGGGCGGAATCATTTCCCCTATTCTGGCAAATATATACCTGCATGAGCTTGACCGGAAAGTCATGAAACTCAAGGAAAAGTTCGATAAGCAGTCTACACGACACCAGACACCGGAATATCTTCATTTAGCGAAAAGAAGGCAGACACTTCAAAAGAAGATTGACAGGGTAAAAGGTGAGGAACGTGAGCTTGCAATCAAGGAATATAAAGCGGTGTGCAATCAAAAATTGAAAACGCCCGCAAGAATGTCCGACGATAAAAAGCTTGTATACTGCCGATATGCTGATGATTTTCTAATTGGAATCAGCGGAAGCAGAGAAGACTGTGAAGAAATTAAAGAGATTCTGAGAGAATTTCTATCAACGCAGTACCATTTAGAGTTGAGTGCTGAGAAAACAAAGATCACACACAGTGCTGAACGAGTACGTTTCCTTGGTTATGACGTTGCGGTACGCCGAAGCCAGAAGATAAAGAAAAAGGCAAACGGTGTTAAACAAAGAACGCTGAATAACTCTGTAGAATTAACTGTACCTCTCGAAGATAAGATCATGCAGTTCCTGTTCAAAAACGACATCATAGAACAAAAACCAAACGGAGAAATCTGGGCGGTTTGCGTTCCAAGATTAAGACATCTTTCGGAAGTGGATATTGTGAACAGGTATAATGCACAAATCCGTGGCATTTGCAATTATTACTGCTTAGCAGCGAATTATGATAAGCTGAATTATTTCCGTTATCTTATGGAATATAGCTGTCTAAAGACGCTTGCAAGCAAAAGCAACAGCACAACGAGAAAAATCATCCAAAAATATCGTCATGATGGCAAATGGGCTATTCCCCATGAAGTTAAAGGCGGTATCAAATATGCAAAGCTTGTCTCGTTAGCTGACTGCAAAGCCGGTAAGTTGATGTCCGATAAAGACCCATGGCAATACAAATCCTTTGACCCGAAAAAGCTGTCACAATATGTGCGGTTAAGCGCAGGGGTATGTGAGCTGTGTGGTGATAATAGTGATTCCTGCTGTATTTATCATGCAGGTAAAATGAAGAATCTGAAAAGCACTACGGAATGGGGCAAGAAAATGCTTCACATGAGACGTAAAACGTTGATTGTTTGCCCGAAATGCTTCAAAAAGATTCACAGGGAACAAAATAAATGACATGTCAATAATGAATGGAAAGCCGTGTACATCGAGAGGTGTAAGCACGGTTTGGGAGGGGCTTTGTGCAAACCTGTCATCGAAAGATGATAAGGCGGCACACTGCTACCTCACGAACAAAAACTGGTGGAAGCATTGGAGGAAGAGAGCATTTTCCGCCAGATGGCAACGGTTATCAAAACTTCCAACGGCGACCGCAAGATTCCGATTGTGACTTCCAAGGGCGAGGCTGTCTGGATGGACGAAGAACAGCAGTATTCTCTCTCTGATGATACGTTCGGACAGGCATCGCTTTCCGCATATAAGCTTGGTACAGCAATTAAAATTTCAGAAGAACTTTTGAATGATTCTGTTTTTGACCTGCCGTCCTACATTGCAAAGGAGTTCGCAAGAAGAATCGGTTCTAAGGAAGAAGAGGCGTTCTTCATTGGTGATGGCAAGGGAAAACCGACCGGCATTTTTAATGCTACAGGCGGTGCGGAAGACGGCACTTCCACCACAGGTGCAAGCATCACATTTGATGATGTGATGGAACTCTTCTACTCCCTCAGAAGTCCGTACCGCAAGAAGGCGGTATGGGTACTCAACGATTCCACGGTGAAGGCACTTCGAAAGTTGAAGGACAACACAGGAAACTACATCTGGAGTCCGTCTGTGCAGGCTGGTGTTCCTGATACAATCCTCAATCGCCCTTACAAAACATCGAGTTATGTGCCGGAAATCAAGGCTGGCAACAAGTGCATGGCATTCGGTGATTTTAGCTATTACTGGGTAGCTGACAGACAGGGACGCTCTTTCAAAAGACTAAATGAACTCTTTGCTATGACAGGTCAGGTTGGTTTTCTTGCTTCGCAGCGTTTGGATGGCAAGTTGATTCTTCCGGAAGCGATCAAGACACTTACCATCAAGAAAGCGTGATGCTATGATTACGCTGAAAGAAGCGAAAAACTATCTGAGAGTGGATTATGAGGAGGACGATAGTCTGATTCAAAATCTGCTTTCTACAGCAAAAAATCTGGTTATGGACATTGGCAGAATGGACGAATCCGCACTTGCTGAAAATGAAGATACCGTGCGGACTGCGATGTTTTTCGCACTTGGGTATCTTTATGAAAACAGGAGCAATCCCGATTATCATAAACTTACACTGAATCTTCGTTCAATTCTGTTTGCACAGCGAGAGGGTGTGATGTAATGGAAATTGGAACACTCAATCAGCGAATTACCTTTCTGGAAAATCGTGTTGTTACCGATGAAATCGGCAATCACACTGCTGTGTGGGACGAAGCTTTTTCCTGCTGGGCAAAAGTGACTTTGAAAGCTTCTTCGGAGCATACGGACGCTGGTGTGACCAAAGAAACACAAATGCTGGAATTCCTCATTCGGCAAAGCCAGCACTGGATGCCGTCTGTAACAGGCAACCGAATCTTGTTTCGGGATGTCACATACAACATCGCCAGTGTTACACCGGATTATCTGCACAAGGATTATCTGAAACTTACTGCAGAAGCCAGAAAGGCAGGACAAAATGACCAGTATTGACAATCTTGTAGAGGAAATCATGCAGGGCTTGCAGGAGTATGCAGACCTTGCAGATACCGCCATGAAAAAGGCTGTCCGGAAATCCGCCACGCAAGTGAAAAACGAGATTTCCGCCAATGCCCCGAAAGACACCGGAAAATATGCAAAAAGCTGGGCAACGAAAAAGACTGGCGAAAACAGTCACTCTTTGGAGATGACAGTACATTCTAAAAACAGGTATCAACTGGCACACCTTTTGGAAAAGGGGCATGCCAAGCGTGGCGGAGGTCGGGTATCCGGCAAACCGCATATTGCTCCTGCGGAAGAAAACGGTGTGCAGTTGTTGGAGCATTTAATCGAGGGGGCTTTGTCATGACCTACGAACAAATCGCAGAAATGATGGAAGAGATGGGACTGCCTTTCGCCTACCATCATTTTGCCGAGGGCGAAAGTCCTGCACCGCCTTTTCTGCTGTTCTTATCTCCCGGAGAGAATACGTTTTCGGCAGATAATTTGGCATATTTCAGTTGCAAACAGCTGGACATTGAATTGTACACAGACAAAAAGCAGCCGGAATTAGAAGAACAGGTGGAGTCAGTGCTTTCCCAGCACGAGATTTATTATACAAAAACAGAAACATTCATTGATTCGGAAGAATTGTATGAAGTGCTCTATGAGATGGATGCCTGAGTCCGAGGCAGGATGCTGCACGAGGACGAATGGTATGCCGACATTAGATTTTAGGAGGCTGGTATATAATATGGCAATGGAGAAAAACAAGGTAAAGTTCGGTCTGAACAAAGTTCACTATGCAAAAATCACTTCTTATGATGAAGAAGGTGTACCGACTTTTGCAAAGCCAGTTCGCATTCCCGGTGCAGTGTCGCTGTCTATCGATGCAGAAGGTGAAGCATCCAATTTTTACGCTGATGATGGTGTGTACTATGTGATCAACAATAACTCTGGTTACACCGGCGATCTTGAAATCGCACTGGTTCCGCTTGAGTTTGCGACAGACATTCTCGGTGAGAAGCTGGATGAAAAGGGCGTTCTCACGGAAACCAATACTGCAGAAGTATCACAGTTTGCACTGCTGTTTGAATTCAGCGGCGATAAGAATAAAATTCGGCACTGTCTGTTCTGCTGTTCTGCCTCTCGTCCGGCAACAGAATCCAGCACCGTTGAGGACGAAAAGGAAGTTAAAACAGAAACGCTGTCTTTGACCGCAACGGCGTTGAACAGTGGTTTGGTAAAAACTAAAACCTGTGAGAAAACGGATGCTGAGGTTTATGAGAACTGGTACAAGGCGGTATATATGCCCAATCTGGCTGCCGCTGTACAGAGTGGTAAAGCATCCGCAGCATCTGTGAAAGCGTAAGGAGGTGGCAGTATGGCAATTCAGAAGAACATCACCATTGATGGTATTGATGTGCCGTTCAAGGCGAGTGCAGCAGTTCCCAGACTGTATCGCTTGAAATTCCGCAGAGATATTTATCAGGACTTTGCAGCACTGCAAAAGTCTGTGGGAGAAAAAACAGAGAAATCCTCTGCACTGGACATTGAAAGCCTTGAGGTGTTTGAGAACATCGCCTATATCATGGCAAAACACGCTGACCCAGCCATTCCAGCATCGCCGGACGAGTGGTTGGAGCAGTTTAACACGTTCAGCATTTATGAGATCTTGCCGCAGTTGATCGACCTCTGGGGTTTGAACGTAGAAACACAGGTCAAGTCTAAAAAAAACATCGCCCGATTGACCGACCGATGACCACACCACTATTTTTGTTGCGGTGCGTTCAGCTTGGTTTGTCAATGGGCGATTTGAATTTTTTGACCATTGGTCTGGTGAATGATATGTTCACCGAACGGGAGAATGACGAGTGTCATTATGATGTGCTGGCAGATCAGAGGGATTTTGATGCGTTTTGATTACAAGTCATTTTCCTGTATTCTTTTTTGAGCAATGCCGTATACTTCTTCATCGGCTCTGGCACCAATTACAATAATCAGCATCTTATCATTTTGCTTGACAACTTTGTATACGACTCTAAGACCTGCACTTTTCAGTTTGACTTTCAGAAAGCCAGTTAAATCATTGCCGTTTTTGTTTCCAAGCGGTTTCCCATATCCGCCTTCATAAACAGGAAGCGGATTTTGTTTCACTTTCTTGATTGCTTTTAAGACCAGTATTCTTTGACTTCCGTCAAGCGATTTTAAATCACTTTCGGCTTCCGGCAGATATTCTACTTCCCAATTCATTCAAATTCTACCTCATCAAAGTCGGATAAATCGTCGTCTGTGATTCCGAGGTCTTTCATAACTTTTTCTTCCGGAATCATTTCTTCCGGATTGAATTTTTCCATTCGTTTTACAGCCAGAGTGAGTAAGCGGGCATCATTCACTTCATCCATCAGGCTGACATATTCATCCGGAGAAAGAAGTACACATTCCGGTGCATTGTTTTTCATAACAACTTTTGCACCGCTGTTTTTGACATCCTGAAAAATTTTTCCTGCAAGTCCACGATTGAACTGCGAAATAGAAATGGTATTTTGAATTGCTGCAATAATATTCATACGCTACACCTCCACTTATAGTATACGTCATTTTTGCATAAATGTCAATAGATTTACTGATAAAAAAGCTGATAATTTTTTAGAACTGAGGTGATTACATGGCAAACCGCATCAAGGGCATCACCGTAGAAATCGGCGGCGATACCACCAAGCTGTCCAAAGCACTGGAAGGTGTCAACAAGGACATCAAGGGCACGCAGACGCAGCTGAAAGATGTCCAGAAGCTGCTGAAACTTGATCCGACCAACACGGAACTCCTATCTCAAAAACACAAGTTGCTGGCAGATGCGGTATCTGCCACCAAAGAAAAGCTGGAAGTGCTGAAAACTGCTGCAGAACAGGCAAATACCGCTCTTGCAAATGGTGAAATTTCACAGCAGCAGTATGATGCACTACAGCGTGAAATCATCGAAACCGAAAACGAACTGAAACGCCTGACCACAGAAGCAAACAATTCTCACACCGCCTTGGAAAAGATGGGCGTTCTGGGTGAAACGCTGC